AAAATTCATATACATGCTTAAGGGGTGCACAAATAGTTTTCCATATTTTTTTTAACATATTATTCTCCTTATGTGTATGCGGAACATCTCCACCTTCATGTGCGTGAGTTACGCCATCATCGTGAGTGTGTTCCATATAGTCATTACCATGAGCATGTCCACAATGCGGACATACTTTGTCTACGTTTATAGGCGATATTACAAAACCTAATCCACAATTTTCACACTTCATTTTTTTTTCTCCTCTATTTCATAAAAGAACTTATCTGTATCTTCTGTACGCCAAGCTCTGCTATCTTCTACATTCCATTCAGAAGTCTGCACTTTCCAATCAGGTATATCATCTTTTACTGTAAAAGAAGGGATATCCCAGATACATCTATTGTTTGGCTGTGCTGCATAATTACCATCATCTAGTGCAATTATGTGAGCGCACTTATGTTCGTGCGGGATCTCCGAATGATCAGTGTCAAGTATATTAGACTCTGGATGAGCGAAGTCAACTGTAAATAAGTATTTACCTGCGTGCCATTTTTTATCTTTTCCGATATACTTACCGGCTTGTCCGTCTAGTATATCCCAACGATGAACAGAAGGATAATAAGAAAAACAATTCCAGAGCTGTAGTTCATCAAGTCGTCTTGAGGGCACTCCGGATGCATCAAATCCCTGTTGAATAAACGCGCTAATTGGTAAGCGATAAAATATTGCACCATTTTCCATAATAGCATGAAATAATACAGCGTGACCTGTAAGAGCGCTAAGACCGAAGATAATACAGTCTTCAACTTCTCCATGATGTTTTTTAAGATCATATAAATATTCTCTCCTTATCTGTGCATATGTCGGGGGTATGTTTGCATTTAAATAAGCCATAATAAATCATTTTATGGATCCCCAATTTGGACCCTCTTCGTAGTCTACTTTATTTGGTATCTTTAAGTCAACTGCGTTTTCCATCACATCTTTTATTTTAGCTGCCTCTTCATCACTACTTACAGATATATCTAATTCATCATGCACCTGTATGTGTGGTGTGATACCTTCTTTATATAATTCTAACATAGCTTTCTTGGTCATGTCAGCTGCAGAACCTTGTATCAATTTATTTAATGCTTTATAAGTAAAAGCTCTACGAGTTGGGTTGTTGTGCCAATAATTTTTTTTAGGGTTTCCATCTTTGTCTTTTAATATTTCTCCTTCATCATCTTTTAAATATTCACCCATTTTCTGTAAGTCCTGCATACGTTCTTCATCTTCTGCTGGAATATATTTACCCCAGTCACTACCACGAAGTATTGGTTCGTATTTAGGAAATCTACAACGTCTACCTAATAAAGTTTTAATCTGTCCTTTATTAGCTCCCGCTTTCATAACTTCATTCATTAATTGTTTTACGAATGGAACTCTTGAGTGATATTTATTAAATAATTCCTCTGCTTTAAATTTAGATACACCTAACTCTGCTTGTAGTTTAGCTTTACCCATACCATAGAAAAGACCCAAATTGATCACTTTAGCTTGTGATCGTGGTATTTCAGCCATTTCTGCTACGATTTTGTGAAAGTCGGTCGACGGGTCAGTGTCGTATGAATCTGCAATTGTATTTACTGAAGGTAGTCCATAACGTAATGCATAGTGTGCAACAAGTCTTGGTTCCTGTTGCGAGTAGTCAAAGCAGCCCCACTTGCATCCTTGTTCAGGTATAAACAAACTTCTAATCATTGGACCCAAAACTTTATCTCTTGCAGGTATTTGTTGAAGGTTTGGATTTGAGTATGAAAAACGTCCAGTGATTGTTCCACCATCATCAGATCTAATTTGATTTATCTCTGCATGTATTCTACCTTTGTGTTCGTGTTTTAATATAGTGTCTATAAATGTTGTATTCACTTTATTAATCTTTCTTGCTTCAGCTATCTTTTGTATGATAGGATGAGTATGATTAGAAAGGAAATTTTTAGTAAATGAAGGCTCATCAGATTTTGCTGTACGTTCGTAAGACAGGTTTAGTTTTTGAAAAACTTTTTCAATTGATCTTGCTGCCCATATTTGAACATCTAGTTGTGTTTCTTTTTGAACTTCTTGCAATAATAATTGCTCTTGTCCTATCAATTCCTTACGCAGTTCGTAAGCTCTTTGAGTATCTACGCGAACGCCTAAGAAACGCATATCCACAAGACAAGGAAAAAGATCCGTTTCTAGATTAAAAATATCTTGAAGATCATTTTCAATAATTAATTTTTTTACATGTTGCCAAAGTTTAAAAGTTAACTCTGCATCTTTTTCAGCGTAAGCTCCAACTTCATGAGCAGGTAATCTCCACATGTCAGCTTTTGGATCTAGTCCTCTTGACTTAGCGGCTTCGTTTAAGGCTCTTTCATTTTTACCTTCATTTAAAAAATGCCAGGACAAAGTATTTAACGTATACGAAAATCTATTCTCATCTAATAAAGAACAGGCAATCATTGTATCCACAACTAAACCATTGATTTTTAAACCTAAATTACGTATCCAACAAACATCATACATAGCATTATGGAATATTTTTGTAGCTGGACACTCAAGAATATCTTTAAACCATTCAAGAGTTTTATCTCTATTCATGTTAGGTCCCTCTTGGTGAGCTATGGGAAAATACCATTTATCATTATATGTTGCTACAGCTATACCCACAACTTCCCCATTATCTATGACTGCACCTGATCCTCTAGATTTTAAATCAGGATCTCTTGTTTCCAAATCAATTGCAATCTCATCATAAGATCTAAGATCTGGATACTCTGTGGGTTGAACCCACTCTGTTTGTGGTAAAATCATTTTTTTTTCATGTCTTTCATTTTTAACATTTCCAATTGGCAGTAATGTACAATTTTTTCTAGGTCCTGTATACCACCCTTACGCTGATACCTACAAACGTACTTTATAACGTTCCCCTGGAAGAACGATAAATCGTTTTTTGAAATAAACTCGTAAGGCTGAATGTGAAACTTAGTATAGTGATTCCCGCCAATCTGGGTGTATTGCGGAAATGTTTCTTTAAATATATCTTTATTTGTCATAGTTCATACTCCTTTAATTTCTTTTTTGCTTTTAATTTATATAAATTATTTCTTGCTCTCGTGATCCCAACATACCACACTCTATGCTCTTCATCTTGTTTGTCAATACTTGATTTAATTCCTTGCTGAACAGTACGACCTTGATGCAAAGATAAAATTACATTATCTTCTTCACCACCCTTTATTGCATGAATAGTTGATAACCATATTCTTGCTTTCTCTTTTAAGTTTTCTTTTGATGCAATTAAATTTCTTAAATATAAAATTTCTTTTTGATCTGCTACAAATTTATCATACCATGGAATTTTAACATCCCAATTACCTGTAGGTATAAATTCTTTTACTGCACTTATTTCTTTTTCATCTAAAATTTCACCCATTGTCCATTTAGTATATGCAACTGCAGCCTCATACATACCCACTTTAAAACTTTTACCTTTATTACTTTGATAATAAAAATTTTTACGTTTTAAATCTTTCATAATATCTAATAGATTACTTTTAGTTCTTGTAAGAATTAACCATTTACCTTTTGATAAATCCACTTGATCAAGATCTGATATGTAATGTGATTCCCCTTGATAATCTCTTGGATAATATTTTTTTAATTTTCTTAACCCAATAATATTATTAATAGGTTTAGTAGATTCATCTTGAACTGCTTTAGATATACGTCTTGATTTTCTTAAAACTATTTCTCGTGCAGGTTCTTTAATAAATCTTTTTACATCAGCTCCAGCCCACGCATAGATAGCTTGATCATCATCACCAGCTAAATACATTTGTTCACAATAATATTTTAATTTATCATATAGTTTCCATTGTAATGGGGATAAGTCTTGTGCTTCGTCAATAAATATAGCTTTGAATAGAGGTATCTTATCAAAGTTTAAAACAGATTTTACAATATCATTAAAATCAAAAAGATTATTTTTCTCTTTGTAAATTTGTAAATTTTGATAAATGTGATTTAACGTGTCAAAGTCATTAACTTGTTTTTTATCATGCTCGTTTAAATCAAACTCTTGTCTAATAGTTATGTCCTTGTTTATTGATCTTTGTATCATTTGAAAATATGGGTTATTGCAAGTTAAGAAGTGTGTTTCTTCTTCGTTGTATTTGTCAGAAAAAGAAACTCGTACATTTAATTTTTTACCTAAGTCCTCATAGTGATATGGCTGCATAATATCTTCTTCATTTAGTCCAAGTAAGTGATAGCAAAATGCATGTATTGTTTGAAAATATGGAACTTCTTTTTCAGATACATTAATTCTTTTACGTGCCTCTTCCGCTGCTTTTCTGGTAAATGCAAAATAACCTATCTTGTGTAAAGGCACACCTATACGTTCATATGCTTTTACACGTCTAATTAATCTAAATGTTTTACCTGTACCAGGTGGTCCATATATTTTATTGATCTTTTCCATTGGCTTTCTTAAATCCATCTTTGAGTGATCCAGTCCAGCCATATGATCCATAGTGTGTTGTTTGTCCATCTACTACTCCATAAAATTTAAAACCTGATTTTCTAATTAAATTACAAAAATTAACATCTTCACCCCACCAGGTTCCGTCTTTACTAAAAGTGGTATCCCAAAAATTATAAAAATATGAGTTTGCTTTTTCGGATATAATTTCTTTTTGTTTTATTTTAAGATGTGGATTGTCTTTCATTAATTTTTCATAAACACTTTTATGTATTAATGTTAAACCTGCAGGTCCAGCTTTTAGTTCTACAATACCTTTTTCATCTATTTGAATATTAGTTGGATCTTCAAACTCTACAGAAAATTTAATAACATTGTCTTGTGTTTTCTTTCTGTATGGTACACAAATTGCATCTTTTTGAGCTAATAACATACGACCTACAACATCAGGTTCGAATTCCATATCTGCATCTATAAATAATTGATAATCAAAACCAGACTCTAAGAACATTGCAGTCAATACGTTTCTTCCATAACCTACGTAAGGACATTTAAATGTTCCTATCTCTGCTTTCATTTTTGCAAGCGTAAACTTATTAAATAATTTAACCAACGATAGACAAGTCGATACTTGCATTAAATCATATGTTGGCATTGATATATAAACACTAGGCGGTTTCGTCATACTATATTCTCCTTATCTTCTATTTCTATTATTTCTTCTGGTATGTCTTCTTTTTCTAAATCTTCCTTTGGAAGTTTTAAAACTCTTAATGGTGGAAATGATTCTTCGTTATCACCTTTTGGAAATCTTTTTTGACAATCAAATTCACCTTTAAAATATTGTTTAATCATTGTAGCTGTTCTTGCTCTTTCTTGATTCCAATCTCCTCGTTTTAATTCGTCATAAAATTTATCATACACAAAATAAAAATGTTGATCTTCATGCAATACAGCTCCACTTTTAAATGCTGCGTAAGAGCTCGCTTTTGGTCCATTAACATATGTAAATAATTCTTTCTTCAACATGTCTATAGGGTTTGTGCCTGCAGGTGGTTGAATAGTTTCCATGGTTGCCCATAA